TATTTGATTGTTCATTTGGTCGACAAGGACAAATACAATCCGATTGTTCCGGCCGCCAATCCGGTGATCTTTGACAATCCCCAAAAATACGCGAACCGGCGCATTACAGATTCGGCGGTGGACTTTATCGGATTTCAGTATAAGAATTCTTGTAATTGCAAACATAACAGCAACGAAGTGGTGGTGAAAGAGACTTTCAAAGACGCCAGCACCGGCAATGTTCGTCAAAACGAACTGACACTTTTTATGGATGAATTGAAAAACATTGTTTTTATGATTCAACGATGTGGATTCATTGCACAGGGAATGGTGCAAATGAAAAACGACGAACACCAATACATTTATGTCTTCGAAAAACAGCTATAAAATATAGTACACGAGTAAACTATATTTTATCGTGAAACCAGTAGGGGGTTTGAATATGTACGATATGTAACATGCTGCGTAAAGTAAGACCAAAACAAATACTTCGGTTATATATTAATGAAATCTTATAGTCAAGCCTACCAAGATATATTCGTAATTAAAACACTTAAGGAAAAGAAAAACGGTCATTTTTTAGAGATAGGTTCGAATGATCCCATAAAAGGTAATAATACATATCTACTTGAAAGTGAATACAATTGGAAAGGATTAATGGTTGAGTATGATAAAAGTTTTGAATCTAGTTACAAAATCGCGAGACCGAATTCATTATATGAAATAAATGATGCTCGTTTAGTAAATTACAGACAAATATTAGATAATAATAATTTTCCGTCAAATATAGATTATTTACAGATAGATTTGGATGTTGATAATAAATCCACATTAGATACACTACTGTTATTAAATTCTACGGTATTCGATGCATACAAATTCGCTACAGTGACATTTGAACACGATATTTATAGTGGCAACTATTTTAATACACGAGAAATTTCTAGACAGATTTTCAAAGATAGAGGGTATGTATTAGTTTTTCCAGATGTATCTGTATTTTGGTTGGGAGATTTTAAACCATTTGAAGATTGGTATGTACATCCCGATTTGGTAGACATGGAGTATATTCACAAAATAAAATCAGATATTTCGCTCACCTGTGAAAATATAAAAACATTATTTTCATGATTCAGTGATGTGGTTTAGTTACACGGGGAATATCACAGACTGTGTAGCACGCCATTCCTATAACATTGATAGCAAGGTACAAAATCGTTTTCGCGTCGCGTGAATATTTCCACACGCCAGTTGGGAAATTTTTTCGATGCATCGACGGCCTGTGTTTCTGTCAGATAAATCACCATGTCTTCCCAACAGTCGCCTCCTGCCATAAGAACATATATCTTATCCATTGTATTATATAAAATTTCAGTTTTATATAATTTTTATCGAACATATTTGCCCACGCGCGTGAAAGAATCTACCGTAAAAATCACAAATACACCCAAAAACACATACAGAATAAATTCCTCGGTAATATTGGCCGTTTTTTCGTTGTGTTGATCTTCCAACAAATGAATCATGTAATTGATTTTCTCAATCATCTTATTGTCATTACCGCCAACACCCATGTTAGCATAATAGGGTTGATTGGTGGGTTGTGATTGGAATACAGGGGGTGCCTCATAAGTTTGCCGATAATTGCTCAAATAATTGACATCCGTATCGTTCGCAACATATTGGACATTTCCCTGCGAACCCTGTAAAGTCTGGGGTAAAAGTTCAAATGGTTCTAAATTGCGTTTCAATTCATATTTGTTTGCATCATTGGAAACCAATTTTCGTTCTGTCGAAATATCCGGTTTGTTGGTCAACGGAACAAAATCGGCTAATTTATTGCCGTCATTCTCGATAGAAGTAATTTTGTTCAATATTTCGTTTACCTTGTTGGATTTCGTTTCCTGCGCGGCCTGAGTTTCTTCAATAGACATTGGCGTATTTTTTTGCAAATTTTGAAAATTCTCCGCTTGAGATACATATTCTTCTGGTTCTGAAATAGTTGTATCATTATATGGTCTTAATTTAACAGTACTACGGCGCATCGTAGGTTGTCTTTTTTTGGTTTGATTTTGTATATTTTCATTTGTCCATAATGAAGCAGTAGATGCTAAAGACATTAGGAATTATATATTACTTTATCTTAAAAAATCCAGAGATATTTATTTATCTTTATTGGACATAAATATTATGAAAATATTGTATATATGAAAAAAGTAAATTCAAAAAAGTTCGATTTTTCTAAATGTAGTTGCGATTTTTCCCTCATAATTTTAATCTTCTTGTTCGTTTCGTGCCCCCGAGAGATGAAACAATTTAGTCATTCTGTTTTAGGAAGATTGGTCGCAGTCTTAATGATCATTTTTTACAGCATGGTTGATTTATTTTATGGTCTGTTTTTCTGCATTGTTGTCATCTATTACTATCAGCTCGACACCAATGAGAATATGCTAAATGTTCACGAAGGATTTTTCTGGGATTTAACAGAAGAATCCGGTAAAACTCCCAATTTCGATAAAAAAATTCACAATACCACTGTTTATATGAAATACGAACCCGAAAATACCTACCAAAATGAGGGAGGGAATTTCAGCGCCGATTCTATTTCCAATACTCGCCCTCTTGAATCTATACAGCCTGAATCTGGCGATAAGGAACAACAGTTTCGTGATGAGAACTGCAGTAGTGGTGTATTGAAATACAACGATTTGAATGTGAACCCAGAAATGGCGGAGCATATCTTCAACGATTTAAAATTCGACGGTAATCCTTGCAATCCTTGCAATCCTATGTGTAGGTTCTCCATTATCGATAAGAAAATCAAGACGGAAGAAGAACTCGTCAAACCCAAAAATTCGAATGAATGGGTCGATATCATTCAGGCGAATCTGAATCGCTCCCAATAAACCTATATATTTCGTTAACGGAAATATATATGATAATACTATAGTTAGTATCATGAAATTCAATAAAATAATGAAAAATATGCAAAATATGTTCCAAAAGATGAATGAACATGTGTCGGTTCTCAACAACAGTAAGTTATTTGCAGGTTTAATGATCATTATATTGAACATTGCTTCAAAATTTGTCACGATTAAATTAAGCAAAACGATGGAAGCATATTTGAAATATACATTTAGTAAACAAATATTGGTATTTGCCATGGCCTGGATGGGTACGCGTGACATCTATGTTTCTCTTTTTATTACCGCCGTTTTTACCGTTTGCATCGAATTTTTCTTCAATGAAGAGAGTCGATTTTGTCTTTTACCGGAATCTTTTACCAATTATCATTTAGATTTAATGGAAAATAAAGACGAAGGCAATCCGGGACCCGGCAACATTTCAGACGACGATTTGAAAAAAGCCAAAGATATTTTAGAAAAATTGGGCGTCACGCTTGCTGTCAATATGAATGCGGATGCAAACAAAACCGCAAATAATGTGACCATGCATGTGCAACCTAATATGTCGCTTCAACACGGTACATTTTAGTCACTAATAGTAAAATATAATACTAATGTATATTAGTATTATGAATAGCAGTTCTGTCGTTGATAAACCGAAAGATAATGAATATGATTTTTTAAATGAAGAAGTAGAAAAAATAAAAAAAAACAGACAGGAGGGAAATGTTTTTGAATTGGAAGAGGTAGAAAGTTTGCAGATTTTGATTGATTCCAACATTCCCGATGCACCCATATTTCCCTTTACCAAAGATATGTTGTATTCGCCTCTTTTACAGAATGATGTTCCAAATTTGGGTGTCAACCCCGCCCAGAATAATATGCCATCCAATCCACTCAGTCTAGAATCCAATTCTAAAATAGATTTCTCAAAATTATCCGAATACCCCTATTTTACAAACGAAGTACGCTATCCCAAAGAAAAATTAGCACTGTTGGAATATCATGAACTGGTCAAATTTTTTTTCGACAAGGAGGAATTTCAAACCGTTTTGAAAGGTTTATTGCCAGCAAAAACTACCACGAGCGGCATAAATCATGCCAACAACGAATACAATATTATGACCACAATAGAACTGTTATTCCCTACCGTGGACCCCTACAAGAATAATATCAACACCTCCATCAACGAATATATAAATCAAATTAGTTATTCGACTAGAACACTGTTTCCGACAAAGCATCATACTTTTATTCGCTATAATTACAGAATTTATACGACTACCAAGATCATTTGGATCAATGACATCTTGAATCATCCTCTCTACAAACTGTTAATCAAAAAATTCAGTCGATTCCGGAAATGGGCTCATATTCAGGACGGCAAGATTGAACAGGCCTTTGTGGAGAACCAGGACAAAATACGAAAAATTATCCAAAAAACTGATTATAATTCAGACATTGAACGATTACAGACATACATTCAAAGACTGAATAATTCACAGAAAGGGGACGAAACCCGGTTTTCAACGGAATTCAGTTTTAGTCAGCGCGAAACCTCGGAAGATTTGATAAATATTTTCCAAATTTTCAACACTTACAAAGATTATGTGAAAAATAATTGGGATTTTTCCAATTTTTATGGAGATGTAAAACGAATGTTATTCCGGTATAAACCCAAGGAAAAGGACGATGTTGAAGTGAAAATTGATAAATACTGGTACAGTGCAAAGGTGGTCAAAGTGAATTACGAGAACAATACCTACACTTTGAATATTTTCACTTACAATAGAAAAAACCGCAATACGGATCTTTTGGTCACCTTGACTGGTATTTCTATTACTGAAATACGCAAACCACTTTTAATGTCTTTTCTTAAGAAAGAAAATAATGTGCAATTCAAGTTGGAAATATCCAATGTCACCAAAAGCCAACCCGGTCAGTATCAAAACATGAATAAATTTTTGACGAATTATTGGAAGGACACCAAATTGGATTCGCCTGCGGATTCACTGATCGATTCGGTTCCTTTGCCGACGATCACGACGAGTGGAAACACGACGAATAAAATTACCACATATAGTTACAGTGATTACCATAAAATGAATATTGTTGAAAAAAATGATCTCATGAAACAACACTATCGTATTTCGGATTATTTCAAGTCAGTCGAAACGGAAAAATCTGTGGACGATATTTTAAACGAACAATTAGAAACACTTAAATATATTTTCAGTAAAGATATTTTGAGATTACAATTGACACCAAACACTAAGAATAATTTGGATAAATGCATCGAGTTTTATAGGAGATTCGATGGCATTAAAAAATTTCGTAGTGAATATTTACACGACTTGAAAGTGGATGTCAACGCTAAAATAGATACGGAATTCCCCGAATATTTGGATTTTAATGAACAGATTAAAAAATACATTGCACCGAAATTAATTTCTGTCAATCCGAAATTACAGAAAATCATCGATAATTATGCCAACAACATAGACAGCAAAACATTCATTAACCTTATGGGGTTAAGTGCGCCGTGTTTATCTACCGTTACACCTCAGTGTGATGTGATTAAAAATCCCAAATTCATAGAAGTAATCAACACCGACATTAATATTTTAAATAAAGATCAGAGTGGTTCGAAATACACCATATTTTTACACATGGACTTTGTGGAAGGACAATTGGACCGGGCTCTCGCCGCCGATCGCGGTGTGTTATCTAAATTAAACTGCATGTACAATGATGCGCTTTTAACGAGACAGTTCAATAATTTGGCCTATAAAAAGGACCGAAATACCTGGATGGTGCAACCCGCGCCATTTATTCAGGTTGAAATCCCCAAAGAAATTCAGGTACCTGAAGAAAACCGGGAATCCGAAGAAAACCGGGAATCACAACCAATTCAACAATACCCACCACCCGCCATACCGCAATTCGGTCAACCGACAAATCCCTTGCCCCCTCCTCCTTTTGCTAATCCTTTTTTTGTAAATAGACCCGGTATTCCTGACAGAATGACGAGCGAACCGAATATTGTCAAAAAATACGATGAACCTTATGTTCAACCACCCGCACCGGTACCCGTGCCGCCACCACAATATGCACCACCTGCGTATGCACCGCCTCGCATCGGAGGTAGGCGAAAAACTTTAAAAAAATATAAGCATGGTAAAAGAATGACCCGACATGTCTACCAATCCTGAATAAAAAATAATTTTAATTACTTTTTATTTACACACAACTCTAAAATCTAAAACATCACAGGCTTTCCGTCTTGAAACTTACCCACCTCCACACTCACATCGCCGTTTTCGTCCGTATCGTAAATAACACCATTCTTGGCATCCGTGGTATAATAGGTCTTACCTTTGATTTCGATTTCGAATACTTCCTCCTCTTCCCCTTCCTCTTCCACCTCTTCTTCCTCTGCCTCTTCCTCTGCCTCTTCCTCTGCCTCTTCCTCTGCCTCTGCCTCTTCCTCTGCCTCTTCCTCTGCCTCTTCCTCTGCCTCTTCCTCTTCCTCTGCCTCTTCCTCAGTTTCCTCTTCCACCTCCTCCTCCTCTACCTCTACTTCGTCCTTTGCCTCTTCCTTTGCGATAGGTTTCTCAGTTTCAGTAGCAATATTTTTGATGGCCACTTTATCCATTTTTTCATTGAGATCGTCAATCTCTTTGTTCCACTCTTCATCCTCGGACACAATCTCATACTTGATGTTCGGACCCAAACTGGTGGGTTGTTCCGCACTCGGAGAAGCGGATACGAGAGTTGAGGGATTTGAATTACGCAAAGGATTTCTCTTCGCTGATTTAGCCACAGGCTTGACAGAATGCTTGTAAATCATTTCGGTCAATATCCGATTCATCTGTCGCAACTGTTTATTTTTCTTCATTAATTTTTCATTTTTCATCATTAATTCACGGACTACCGGAAGATTCATCATGTGATCAAAGTTATTCTTTCTATCACCGTAACTCATCTTGCGGTACTCCATCTTATATTGCAAATAATCGTAAGATAT